GTACCATATCCTACATTCATGGTTATTATTGGATCGCCTTTTGAACCTCCATCTGAATATAGATTTGGATCTCCAGCTTGTGGCTCTGCCGTACTACCAAGCCTAATAGAATTTCCCCATCTGCCTTGAAGAATCATATCACCTTCATATGGTTGTAGGGTTTGTATTTCTTTTGACTCAAAAGAATTACCCAGTGTTGGTCCTTCTGGTTCAGCATCTCCTTTGTGCCTATCAAATTCACTAGGTGCAATTTTTCTTCTTTCCAGTGAGTAGGATGAAAAAGGCAAACTATTTTCGTTTACATCACCAAATACATTTTGAGGATATGGTAGCCAATATTTAGAAGTTGCTCCTGATTGTCGTTGGGAATCTGGGGAAGCTCCATCCATACACATCACTAATTCACCAATTAAAGGGTACTGTATGAAATTTGCAAAAGCAGGTTGAAGCCAGTTTAATGCGTGATCGCTCTGATTTCGTTGGGATTGTGTCAATCTAACTAAGCAGGATCCAACTCCATTACCTGTGTCAGTATGTTCTGGATGAGATTCATCAAGTATAATATCAACTACTTCTCCAGATTCAATGGATAATGAATCTGGTTGTCCTGTAATTCCAGATACTGGAGCTCCTGTACTTATTGCCATCTATTGGCTCTCCTTATTTTTTTCTATTTCGTCAATTGATGCTATAAGTTCCTTTTTTTCTGCATCGCTTAAAGAAAAATCTCCTCCGCCTGTTTCAGCTCGAAGAGTGGCTCTTTGTATTATTCCAGCCATTTTTATTAGATGGTCATCATTTTTTAGTGATGCGTCTATATAGTCCTTTATTAATGGAACAATAACAGTTGCATCGGTCATATTCTTAATTAGTGGTTTTAATTGGCCAATTAAGTTATTTATTTGTTCATCTTTTTTTCGAGAATTTTCGTAAATCTCAGAGAACAAATTAGAAAGGGTTTTACCCTTAAATATTTCATCGTCAAACATAGTTTATCTCCTAATATATCTACTTATCTATATATAAATATATCCGAGCTTATAAATAAAAATTGCCCAAGCACTTTAATAAGCACTTGGGCAACCCTATAAAGTAAAGTTAATTACTTTTTGATAAAGAATGACGCTACCAATAATAGAACTACTAAACCAGTAAATCCACCTTGTCCAAATCCATCAACTAAAGCTGTTAGATTTGCAATTACATCCATTCCAAACACTGAACCACCTGTTACAACGAACCATAAGATCGTTACTGGTAATACAGCCATAAGAATAGTTGTTATTCCGCCAAAAAATCCTGCAATCATTTTAATTACATTTTCCATTTGATTTCTCCTCTTTCTAAATAGTCACTAGCATTGACTTAATTGTTAATTAATTAGAAACGGTAAGCTAAACCTAAGTTCAACGTACCTTCTCTATCTCCTGCTGCGTCTTCTTTAAGACCCATTGTGTAATTTGGCTCAATATATAAACCTTTCCACGCTTGAAATGAGTAACCTAAACCTACTGTTAAGTTTTCCATCATTTCCTCAGTTGGTGCTTGGATTGAAACATACATGTTTGCGTTCCAGTTGTAACGACCAAAAACATCATAGTTTTTGTCACCGATTGAATCTTCACCTGCAGCGATTAGTCCAACAGTCCAAGTATCGTTTAATACATATCCGATACCCATATTGTCAGTCAAGCTCGAAAGCTCGAAATCTGCTCCATCTTCTGGTGCATTATAGGTAGTAATTACCATAAAGTTTTGAGCTCCTGCAAACATTGTTGCACAAGCTAGTATTGCTGTTAAAAATAAATTTTTCATAAATTTTCTCCTCTTTTTTTTGTTATGCTAGTAACGTTTTGTGGCCACTATTGACCGTTTTCAAAATTAAATATACTAGAAATTTTATCTAGGTATTAATTTTTGCTTCTTGATATTTTGTGAAAGTCTCTGAATAGTCCTTTTTTATTATGTTGACAACCTTCGTGATGTACTGTGTCCTTGTGTTAGTCATTTCTCTAATCATAATGTACAGAGCTTTCTTATTAAAATTTTCTATATTGTCTCGTTCTCTAAACAATTGTATTACTGCGTATGCTATTTTTCTATCGCGTTCGCTTTTAAAATTTTTTGGTATTTTAGAATCATAATAATCAATGAATGATTCCATGAATATGGCTCTTTGGTCATTAAAATCTTTTTTTGCTTCCTCATTTGTTACGTCTCGCTGTGTGTCGATTGCCAAGACTGGCGCTTTTTCCTTCATAGCTTTATAATTTTTATTGTTGTTTTGTATTAGGTAATTTTTTGCAACAATACTAAAGTATGAAAAAGCTTTTCCTTTTCCTTCTTGAAATTTTGGTAATTTTTCTAACATAAACGCAACAACTTCTTGTTTTATTTCTCTTGCACCATAATCAAAATAATAAAACTTGAATGTATGGATAATATTTTCAGATAGTTTATCCAACGCTCGATGTATATGTTCATTGAATACTTTATTTCTTAACTTATAACTTGGTTCTATATTATATGCAATAATTGCAGCCTCTGTTATGGGTGTAAAATACATTTTGTTTTTTCTAGGTCTTCCACGTCTTTTACCGTTTGCCGCGGCTATTGCTATTCTTTCTTCCTCATCTTGTTGTATTTTTAGGTTTAAATAAAATGCTTCTACCGGTGATAAATCAATGTTTGGTTCCATTATAATCTCTCTAGACGTTCTATTGTTTTTAATATTTGCTTAAAGGTTTGGCCAACTTCATCATCATCTTCAAATATTCCATTATGGTCAATTTTTCGCATATCAGCTAAAACTTGTTTGATATCCGATGCTACATCTGCTATTAATATATCTGATGTTTCCAAAGAGTCTTCGTAATTTTCAAGCTTTCTTACTAAATTATACGTAGAATACATAAGAAAAATAGACAATAGTGATAATATGACTATTGCAATTATCAACTTGCGTCTCCAAATAAGTCTTTAAATAGGTCTTGTGCATTATCGTTTGCAGTAGAAATTTTGGGTGCTTTTTTCTTAAATATAGGTGCCGAATTCTTGACCAACGGTGCTGAAGCATTAACTCCTCCTCTATTCCATATTTCAAATTCTATCATAGATGCCATATGATCAGCTTGGTGCAACAATAATGGCATATGATTTCTGAGCTTCCTATCTTTATCCCAAGTTTTAAGGTATGCTGCGTTTCCATCATCATATAATCCATCGTGCGTCATTATTGCAATCATCTCATTTTGAGTATACTTTACATTAAATTCTTGCAATAGCCATAAGCTACGGTGTGGTACTGTCATGTTTTGAATATTTGGATTGACATTATAAACCTTGCCTTGATTCTTTCTATGCCATTCACTTGGATTTGGTACATAATAATCGTTTTCAATATCTCCAACTTTTCCTAGGTCGTGATTAAGCGCAGAAAAAGCTAATTCTTCTATTGTATAGCCACTCATATCGGCTCCCATATCTTTCCACGTTTTATATAGTGTTGCAGAGCATTTCATTACTCTCAATACATGGTCGACATATCCACCAATAAAACAATTGTGAAAATGTTCTATTCCAGATGCTGGAGCAAACATCATTCTATCCTTTAGAGTGTCATATAGGTTTGTTAAATTTTCTAATCTTTCTCCTGAAAAGGTTGTTGATATTTTACCCGTTAACTGTTCCCAGTTTTCTGCTATTTGTTGTTCTGTTAATTTCATATTTATCCTATTACGTCTATTACACCAAGTTCTAAAGCCTCTTCTGCGGTTAAGTAAAAATCTGACTTGCATTTACTTTCCCACCATTTGGCATCTTTTTTAGTTTTGTCACCTAAAAGATTATATATCTTGGTCTCTACAGCCTTTGAATATTCTAGGCCTGCTCTTACATCTGACAATTTACCTTGAGAAAACGTGGATCCTTGATGAAACATTATTGTTGAATGCTTAGATGCAGCTCTTTTACCTGTTCCACATGCTAATATAATAGCCGCAGCAGATTGTGCTGATCCTCTACAAATTGTATTTACCTTAGTTTCAATTAGCTCCATAAAGTCAATCATTCCAAACATTTCAGAAACATCACCTCCTGGAGAATTGATAATTAAGTTAAGTGACTCTTCACGATACTGTTCATCTCGTTC